TATTCAAAAAAGAAATATCGCTTTTCTCTGAAGATATGGGAAAACCAAAAAAAGAGAAGAAAAGCAATAATAAACCAGAAGCGATAAAAAAAATAATTCCGACGTTTTGGCAATCAATGGCGCCTCGGCGGCGCTGATGATGTCGGAGCCGTAGGCATTGACCACTGAAGAAAGGCCATCCACAGCAGTCGCCAGGTCCGTGACGCCCCCGATGGAAAGCCTTGCCGCCGTCTCCATGAACGTCATTACGTTGTCTACAGGGACACCGGCAGAGATCGCCTGGTAAAGCGCGGGCACCGCCTGGTCTGTGGCAATGCCCATGTTCTTGCTGAATGACAGCAGGTCCTTTTCCAGCTTCTTGAAGCCCTGCTCAGAGACCTGGGGAAGCAGCGTCTTAACTTCGGTGAAGGACTTTTCGAAGTCGAGCCCCATCTTCAGGGACGCTACACCAAGCCCGGCGATTGCAGCGGCGCCGCCCAGGGCGCCCGCCTTCAGTGCCCCGCCAAGAACGCCGCCAAGCCCCGACGCTTTGCCCTTGACAGAGTCCAGCTCCCGCGACGCCTTGTCGTCAGCCTTGACCGTGATGACGACGTCATTCGCCAACGGCTAGCCCTCCGCCACCACGGCCCGCGACAACAGCATCTCGCGCATCAGATCGTCTCCCGACGGGGGCGCGGAAGATGCGCCGCAGTCCGCGCGCGCGAAGGACATTAGCCAGAGATGGCGATAGACGGCATGGGCAGGTTCGTTACCGATCGCCCACGGGTAACCGCCATATCTCTGTGCCAACGCCTCATACATTTCCGCTCGCTCTAGCTCCTCGGGCTTGGTTCCGTTACCGTCCCGATAGGCGCTGAGCCGTTGCCTAAATTTGCGTCCGCTTCTCCACCCTTCATGAACACGACGTATTGCCGGATAGCCTCATTCAGCACATCCAGCGGTATTGTCCCCAGCGTCTTCGCCGTGATCGGCAGGGGCTTGCTTTTTGCGTCCTCTACGTTCCAGGCCACGAGAACGTGATCGGCGGCGAACCCCAGAAAGGCCCGTATCTTGTTTCGATCGTTCGTCCCTTCGGACTCACCCTGTAGAGCCTGAAGTTCCTCTACTTGGTCGATGGTTGTGTCCCGCGATGCCCATATTTCCAGTCCATCCACATCAAACGATGCCTCGAACTGAATCCGAACCTTGCGCGGCTTAAACTGATAGCCCATGATTCCGCCTCCTTTCAAGAGGGGACTATGGCGGGCGTCCGGCGTCCCCATGCCGATAAAGAGCGCTAAGGAGGCCACCCGCGCTCACCGCCCGCCGTCTAGGTTGTTAGCCGCTCCAGGCCGGAACCGTGCCGTCTGAGAGCTGCCCCGTGGTCGAGCCCGTCAGAGAGCCGTCCGCAGCGCGCGTCAGCGGGAAGTCGCTGTACAGCAACTCCATCGCCAGCGTCATGCCGCTGTGGACGAAGGTCGTGGTGCGGCCTGTCTGGCTCGCTGCCAGGGTGCGGAACGCCCGCAACGTCGTGAAGATGCCCGTCGCCGCGTCGTTGAAGACGTAGGTCAGGTTCATCGAGCCGTCCGCGAGCAGCAGCAGCCGCTCATGGGCACTCTTGTCTAGGCCGGTCGTGTCCTGCACCCCTGACGGCGTTGCGATGCCCAGCGCCGTCACGTCGTTCTTGACGGCTACCGGAGAACCCGCCGCATCGTCGATCGAGAACGTGGTGACTCCGATGCCCGATTCCTTGCTCAATTTATCCCTCCTGCATATCCTTCAGCCGCGTTGTCGCGACTACTAGCGCCTCTGCGCCCGTTCGATACCGGTCTTGCCATTCGTCGTGTACCGTCTTGCGTTCGCCCACGATGTAAATGGGGTCGTCTTGCCAGTCCAGCCGGTGCCCCGGACACTCGCCCGGCGGGAACTGGATCTGCACCAGCACGGGGCTAACGCCGCCGTCCTCCAGCGGCATCGGCAGTTCTGCGTATCTGCCCGCCTTGCCCTCACGGATGTACCGCAGCAGGTTCGCGTCGGCCTTATCCGAGAGGTTGAGCGCGATGGTGTAGCCCTTCTCATACCGCTCGCAGCCGTCCTTGAAACAGCGGCGCATACCCTTGCGGCGGAGCGTCGTGATAAGCTGCCTGCCCTCTTCCTGGCCGCGCCCCTGCACGGGGAGTTGCGCGCCCGCGCGGGAGAATGTCCGCTTCATGAGTACGCTCCTTCATTCCGGGTCGCCGTCCAGTAGCGGATGATCATCACGGCGTAATCCATGCTTGAGAAGCCTGCCGATGTGCTGATGGCCAGCCGGAGATACTGCTCGACCGTCTGCGTCAGCGATGTCTCAATGCGCTCCACCACGGGAGCCGACGTGATCTGAGTAAACGCCCCGCCCGTCACGGCGGCGTATGCGTCAGCGGAGGCGTCGTCGCTAGACTCCTGGATGGTGATCGTGGCGTCCGTGCCGGTGAAGGCGAACACATGCAGGTAAGCCGCCAGGCCGAAATCGGCAGACGTGGCTCTAACGGTGTCGCCGAAGTCAACGCCCGTAGTGTTTTCGGCGCCCGTGGCGTTGTCCGACCCCGCCGTCATCTGCAGGCCCCACTCCAGCGCGTACCCGTTGCCGAGCACCTGCACCGGGGCGATCAGATCGCCGTCCGCTGACCGGTTGGGGTCATAGTTGATTTGCTTGCCGATAACCGATGCGGCAGGCGAGCCAAGGGCCTGCCCCCGGAAATACGTCACCAGCACATCGGTTGACGGGCGCGGACGGAGTACAGGATGGGATTGCCCGGCCGCGTCGTTCCAGTAGGAATCGAGCGTGATCTGTCCGTCCGCTAGGCCGTAGCCCCGTTCGTGCGCGCTCTTGTCGATTCCCGTGCGCTCCAACACCGCCGAGGGGGACGCCACCTGGACGCTCTTGACGTCGTTGGAAATGTCGTAACCCTCGAAGAACAGGGCATCCCCGAGTCCGGCCTGCTTAACCATCGGTCACCTCCTCGCGCGCGGGGGCGTCTGCGGGCGCGGCTACGGGCGTGAGCTCGGGCTTTGGCGCCATCCCCTTCGCTGGCTCCGCGATGCCCCGTGCGATGGCCCGCTTAACGTCCATGTGCTCCGGCGCGTCGAACGTGGTCCCCGCCTTCCAGTCGTGCCACTCGTTGTATTCCGGGGCCTTCGGGTTCTCCGACTTGCGAAGGCTGAGGTTTGTCAGTGCGCGTAACCTCGCCATCACTTACCGCCCTTCATGGGCATCGGCATAGGCTTCGGCATGCTCGGCATCGCGGGCATCCCCGGCATCTTCGTTCCCTTCTTCGCCATGTCCCTTGCTCCTACTGTGTGAATGTCGATGAGTTGTCTACGATGAGCGGC